CCGACAATACCAAGCTCATTAGATAAAAAATTTATTATTAAAATTATTGGTAAATTTAATTCAAATATAATAAAAAATATAAATGAATTATTAGATTTTAAATACTTAAGATTAGCACAATTAAAAAAAATTCAATTAAAAAGATGGGATGAATTTATACCAATACAAACTGATAATTGCTATAAAACATATTTAAATTTGGAAAATGAAGAATGTAATAATACATTAAATGAAGTTTTATTTAAAGAAAAAGATTATGGAAAAAAATCGAAAGATTTCTTTCGAAATCATGAATATTTTAAAATATTTAATGAACACCATAAAGAAAATATAATAGTACATTCATCATTTATAAATCAATTAATCTTAGAAAAACTAAAATTCAAAACAAAAGGAATAAAATTTTTTATTAATAATAATATTTATGATTATTTTATTGAAAAAGATTATATCAAAATTATAAATATAGAAAAGAACAAATTACAAGTTGAACTACCATCTGAAATAGTTAATGATTTAAAAGAAAATGATAAATTAATATTTTTCTATATAAATAGAAAGGTAAATGTACCATGTAAAATTATTAATATAAAAAATACAACTATAACAGTAATTCTTAATAAAAAAGTATTTAATAACACCGATTTATTTAATTATGATGATAAAGATGAAGATTATACAATTGACGAAAATTACCCGGATGAATTAAATAACTTATCTGACTCAGATATTGTAACTCCACATTATATTGGATTTAATAAAATATTAATTCAAAGAGGAGAAATATATTTGAAATATTATGAAAGTACAAATAGTTGGAAAAATAATCAAACTATAGATAAAAAATTAAATGAAAATAAAAATTTATTAGAATTTTTAAAATATTGTGTTGAAGTAATTAATAGAAAAATTATTTATTTAAATCCTAAATTCAGGCAACTATATGAAGGTAAAAATTATATGACAAGTAATATAATTGAACTAATAATAGATCTAAATATCAAATTAAATAATGAAAAAAAAAAATTAAAACGTTTATTAGAATTACCAAAACCATTAAATTATAAGGAATCTTCTTATAGTGAAATTTACAATAAAATATCTAATTTACTAGATGATAAAGAAATAGATAATGAAGAAGTATTAGATGTTATAAGATCTAATTCGATTTTAGATTCAAATTATTTACAAGAACTTGTAGAATTCAATTTCTTAAATAAAGTACAATTATTAAATTTATATTTTTCAAATCCAAATAAAAAAAACTTAAATACCTTATTAAGTATTCTTAATTTATTAACTAAATTTAATAAAAATATTAATAAAATTTAATACTTAAATATAAAATATATCTTATATTTAATGATTAATATTCCAAAATCAATAACTGACCCTTTCTATAGATATCGGAGAGAAGAAATAAAAATAAGTAACCAAAAACTAGGAATTTATATTGATAACCTAGATGAAATAGCAAATTCTATTTATATAAATCCTAAAACTATTATGAAATATTTTCAAAAGAAAACTGGATCTAAATCAAAAGATAATATATTATATAATAAAAATATTACTAAAAATGAATTAGATAATATTTTAGAAGAACTTATAAATATTATTATTTGTAATAAATGCAACAATCCAGAAATTAAATTCAATAAAGAAAAAAAAAAATTATTTAAATCATGTGCTGCGTGTGGTAATTCTATTGAAATATTAGATGATTTTAAAAAAATGTTAATTAACGAAGGTTAAACCCGATAAACCATTTGTAATTCTTAATACATTGTAACTATAATTATATACTCTTAACAAAGCAGGATTATTATATGAAATTAATGAAGATAAAGATAATTCAATTACTAAATCATCTATTTTACTAAAATTACAACTACCTTTTGGTTGGTAGTTTTCAGGATCTAATGAATATGAATACAAATTAATACCTTCTTCTGAACTACCAGAATGATATAAATAACTTATTAGATAATTATATAAATATTTATCTTCTTCTAATGACCGAACTTGTCCATTTTGATGTATACTATTTTTAGTAATTATATTTTTTCCAGTTGATTCTAAATTAGATGTATAGTTGAATTTATCTTTTATAAATCCATTTTTAATTTTGTTAAATTGGCATACCCAAATTAATTCCTTGCTTGGATTAATAAAACTTAATTTAATTTTAGTATGTGTATTATAAATTGTTTTCTCTCCAGAATAAGATAATGATGTTATTAAATATTCATGATTAGAAGTTGCAAATTTCTTTCTCTCCAAATTATCTAAATATATAAAATTTACAATAAGATTTGCATCATTTAATGATATATTTGGATATGAAACAATATAACTAGTTTCAGTAGATGTAGGCATTACATAATAGCCAGTATTATTATAAACTTTATATTTGGATTTTAAATATTTACTAGATGTTGTATAATATTGTAAAGATTCATTATATTTTGTATAATATAATCTTCTTGTTGTATAATCAAATCCATTATATATAACGTTAACATCTGTTCCTGCTATATTTTGAGTTAAAATTTCTCCTTCTTCAAAATGAACTATATATTCATCAATTGTTATATAATGTGTTGGTGATGCAATCAATACATTTTCAATTGAATTAAATTCGACATGAATTTTTATATCACTTAAATGTAATGCAATTAATGGCAATGCTAAACCCTTATTTTTCGAAAAGAAGAAATTTATAGGTACATAAATTTTATGAGAACTTTTACCATTTGATGCCTCATATAATTCAGGTATATTACCAATCATAATATTTTCTGTTTTACGGTCATCTGTTACACTTAATACACTCCAAATATTCATCCAGTCACCATATAACTTATCTACTAATTGACCATTTATTTCCAATTCAATATAATTAATTAAAGCATAACCTAATTTTTTTGACCACTTAAATTTATCAATACTACTTTCAACAGTACCATTATATATCTTTGGTATTTCAGGTATCTCAACGTAAATATATAAGTTAGATAATAAATCAGCAGTTTTAGCAATTGAACATGTAACTCTTTTACCAAAATCAGCACTTGTATTAAACATTTGAATTACCGATTCTTGTGAAAAATTAGTATGACGTTTATATACCATTTTAAAATATGTAATTTCAGGATCTGCACTTAAAAATAAATCTTCATATCCAACAGATACTAACTGTATTAATCCTCCAGTCATTAATATATAATCTAAAATAATTAAATAGAATTTACTTATTTAATTATTCTATAAATGCTAATCCCGCCAAGCCACTCATTATTCTTAAAATATTATAACTATTTCCAAATACTAAAATCTTTTTATTTGAATTTAATAAATAACTACTATCAATTGAAATTTCCATTTGTACTTTATCTAACATACTAAAATTTAAACTACCTTTTGGTTGACTATCATCCTCTAAACCAAATTTATAAACATTAATTCCATCACACGGTGTAGATTTATATTTTTCTAATGGAACTAAATAGTTGGTATAAGTACCATCATGATTTACATATTTTTTACCATTAAATAAAATTTTAGTATTTGTTATTGGATTACCACTATTATTTATATTTGTCAAAGAATAATTATTTCTATCTTTTTCATATAAATTTTTATCCGAATCAACTAACCAGTATATATCTTTAATATTATTCCTAAAATAAACATTTACTAATGATACTGAACTTGCAATATTACTAATTCCATTAAATTGTGATTGTTCAATTAAATATTCATGCCTTGCCTCTGCAAATAACTTACGTTCTGAATCATCTAAATAAATGTAATTTACTAACAATTTCATATTTAGTTCAGAACCTAATACAATTTTCGTTCCAATATCTTTTCTTACTAAATTATTTACATCACTTATTTTAAATTTTAAATTAATATTTACATATGGCATTGCAATTAGAGGTATATTAAATCCAGAATTTCTACAAAACCAAAATCTTAAAGGTAACATTAATGTTTTTGATTCTTTACTAGTTGTAGATAACTCTGTCAATTCCTTTATATTTCCAATCATTCTCTCTAATAATTCTTTCTTATTATATGTGTTATTTAATTCATGCCAAATATTTATCCAATCACTATATTGCTTATCTATCAATAAATCATTAAAATATAACTCTATCTCATCAAAAATAAAATTACCTACATTCCCAATCCAAGAAAATGATGGTACTGTTGCTCTATTTAGATATGTAGATTCATTCGTTTTATAAGAATCATACTCTGATTTATTACTTACCATATTTTTTTGATATAATGATATCATATCCTTAATTTTACTTTTAAATGTATCATTTGTGTCATAATTATAGTATTCATCTAACTTTAAATCACTCAAATTATAATCTTTTTCAATGCTAATATCTGAAGTATAAAATAATTTATAACTAGTTTTAAACTTTTTAAATAAATAATTAATTGAATTATCTATTATATCTGAAAAATTAATTGATTTTGTTGTTATACTCTCATTTAACAAACTAATTAATTTTTCTGAATCAAAAAATTCTGGACTTAATGAAGATAATATTATTATTAAATCATCTATATTTAATATATTCAAAATTGTCTCATATTTTGAATCATATACATCTAAAATAGACAAATCAGGTTCATTATTGGATGATATCAAACCTAGTAAATCGATTTTTATTTCATTAACTTTATTTAATGAGTTTGTAACTGTAGTTTGACTAGTTGTATCTACAGGACTCAATAAATTAAGTTTATTATTTGTATAATCATAATAATAACCGTCATAAAATCTACTTTTTCTTCTCAAATATAATTTATATTCATCAACATACTCTAATGTATCTGGAATTTCCTTAAATGCATAAAAACTATCATTTTTTTTATAATTCAATCCCTTTGCTGAAATTTCAATATATTTAATATTATTTGTTGTACTATTTATTGTACCCTTACCATATTTACCATTGCCTCCAACTAAATTAACTACATCATTATCACTATAACTACTAATATTTGAAGATGACCTAATATTATTATTCACAAATGATTCAGAAACTCCTATATTTGGCTCATTATAAAACTTATTACCAATTATATACGGATATTCTGGATTCATACTACTATCAAATGTTAGAAAATATGCATATGTCCCATTAGGAAATTCTGGAGTTATACAATATCTACCATTTGATTCATCTAAATGACCATAACCACTTTCATATTCATAATCTTCAATAATTGTACCAGCATCATATGTTATTGTACCAGTATCACTCACTACAATTATACTATTTCTATTATCTGTAAATTCTGATTTTAACCTATACGAAGATTTCATTAATTCTACATCTCCTCCTAATGATACATCCTTATACCCGTATGGACCATAAATTGGATAACCATCATAAGATATACCTAAAATTTTAGAGTGACCATCTGTATGTCTTAATTTATCATCACCACTATCACTACTGTAATTTGATGTATCTAAATATGTATTTGTTATTGATGATAATGCATTCATAAATTTACCTGAATAGTAATTAAAAGAATTATTTGAATCTATAGCTCCATGATAATTATCTTCCTTAATAGTAAATTGACTAAAATATGGTATTATATTTAATCTAAATGATTCTACTGTAATACTATTTATCTTAAAACCTAAATTATACGATGTACTATTTGATACAACCTTGTACCCATATATATTTTCTATTATTTTAATATCATAAGCAGATCTAAATTTAACAGTATTGTCACTAACTGATGTTATTGTTACATCTACTATTTTCAATGTATCAGAAATTAAACTTGTAGAATATAATCTGATTACATCATTTACTTGTATTAATGTAGATGATATAGCATTAATATTATAGTTATTGTAATAAATTGAATCTAATGTACCTTCATAAAAACTATCAGGTGCTGATAAACTGCTATTTGGAATTGTTAATGCATATGAATTTCTTAAAATTACACCATTAATTGAAATACCAATATCACCTTTTTCCATAATATTTAGTTGCTTTATATTTAATCCAAATCTACAATCTATATTA